CAAACTCAAGTGAAGATATAAAGCAAGCCCATGCAGCAGCAATCGAAATGTACATAGATAGACACGTAGGATTAAATGAAGATGGGTCGTATGGCACAATGTATTTTAATGAGACCTTAAACGATTGGTCTAAATTCGATATAAACAATAGAACAAAATTTGATGCAGCTATTAGTTCAGGACTAGCCATCATGGCTTGCAACAAAGACCTATATAGACCTCACGGTAAAATAGAAAGACAGCCTGTTAAATTACGGTTTGCTAAATATTCCCACGAAGGTACTATGTCAAAAATAATAAAAAAATAATATGGCGAATAGCGTAACAAATAGTTTTTTCCCTAGCCAAGTGGTAAGTGATCAAGAGAAAGTTTCTCAGGATTACGGATTGAAAGTTGGTAGAGCGATTCAAAATGAATGGTTCAGTAGCAACTCGGGTGTAACTCGCTTCAGAAGTAATCAAAATTCTTTTCATACGTTAAGGTTATACTCAAGGGGGGAGCAACCTGTACAGAAATACAAAGATGAGCTTTCTATAAATGGTGATCTATCTTATTTAAACTTAGACTGGAAGCCAGTTCCGATATTATCAAAGTTTGTTGACATAGTTGTTAACGGTATTGCTGATAGATCTTTTGATATTACTACTTATTCACAAGATCCTTACGGTGTAAGCAAAAGGACAGCTTATATGGAATCTGTTATAAGAGACAAGCAAACAGAAGAATTAAATAACTTTGCTCAAGAAAATTTTGGTATTAATCTTTTTGAAAATCCACCTGAAACTTTACCGGACTCTCAAGAAGAGCTTGACATACACATGCAACTTACTTACAAGCAAGGTATAGAAATAGCGGAAGAAACCGCACTTAACACGCTACTTGACGAGAATAGGTACGACTTAACAAAAAGAAGAACCTACTTAGATTTAGCAACATTGGGCATAGGGTGTGTAAAAAATAACTTTTCAGAATCAGAAGGAGTAACCGTTGATTACGTTGATCCAGCTTATTTGGTATACTCTTATACAGAGGACCCTTATTTTCAGGATATATACTATGCCGGAGAAGTTAAGTTTGTGCCGATAAACGAAATTAAAAAGCAATTCCCTGAATTAACTCAAGATCAGTTAGAAAAAATTAAACAACAGGGAACGCAAAATTTTGGTGTATTTGATCAGACCGTAAGCAATCAATACAACAATAACAGAGACTCAAACGTTATACAGGTTTTATATTTTAATTATAAGACTTATATGAACGAAGTGTATAAGGTCAAAGAGACCGCAACAGGAGCAAGCAAAATAATAGTCCGAGATGATCAATTTGATCCTCCAGTAGAAATGCTAGAAGAGCAATTTGGTAAAATGTCAAGATCTCTTGAAGTACTTTACGAAGGTGTTATGATTGTTGGTACGGATATAATGCTTAAGTGGGAAATGGCAAAGAATATGATGCGCCCTAAAAGTGATGTATCTAAAGTTAAAATGAATTACGCTATTACTGCCCCTAGAATGTATAAGGGCAAAATAGAATCATTGGTAAGTAAATGTACAGGGTTTGCTGATATGGTGCAATTAACCCACTTGAAATTACAGCAAGTACTGCAAAGAATGATTCCTGACGGGGTATACCTTGATGCAGATGGTATTAATGAAGTAGACCTAGGTAACGGAACAAACTACAATCCGCAAGAAGCATTAAATATGTTTTTTCAAACAGGTTCTATAATAGGTAGATCATTTACACAGGAAGGTGATATGAATCCTGGTAAAGTGCCTATACAGGAAGTGCCAACAGGAAGCGGAGGGCAAAAACTACAAACACTAATTGCAACTTACAACTATTATCTGCAAATGATAAGGGATGTAACCGGGCTAAACGAAGCGAGAGACGGGTCTACGCCAGACTCTAGAGCATTAGTGGGGGTGCAAAAATTAGCGGCAGCAAATTCAAACACTGCAACAAGGCATATATTAGATTCAGGTCTATATTTAACAAGAGAACTTTGCGAGTGCCTGTCTTTAAGAATATCAGATATAATAGAGTATCATCCAGCTAAAGAAGCGTTTATAACCAAAATAGGTAAATTTAATGTAGGTATTCTAGAGGAAATGTCAGACTTGTATATGCACGACTTTGGAATATCACTAGAGCTAATGCCTGATGCAGAAGAATCCGCAATGCTTGAAAACAATATTCAGACTGCTTTACAGCAAGGATCTATAGATTTATCTGACGCTATTGACATACGAGAAGTTAAAAATATAAAGCTAGCAAATCAATTGCTTAAAGTCAAACAAAAGAAACGCCAGGAAAGACTGCAAGCGGAACAACAAGCTAATATACAAGCTCAAGCACAGGCTAACGCTCAAGCGCAACAGGTGGCAGCTCAAGCAGAAGTGCAAAAAGATCAAGCTATGTTCCAGACTAAGTCACAGCTAGAGCAGCTCAAAGGTAGTATAGAAGAAAAAAGAATAAGCGTTGAGGTTAATGCTAAAAAAGAATTAATGGAATTGGAATTCCAATACAATATGCAATTAAAAGGCATAGAAGTGGACAATGCTAAATCAAAAGAGAAAGAAATAGAAGATCGTAAAGATCAAAGAACCAGAATACAAGGCACACAACAAAGCGAGATGATTGCTCAAAGAAAGAATGATTCTCCGCCAAAAAACTTTGAATCCGCAGGAAATGACGTAATGAGTCAAGGATTTGGCTTAGGTGCGTTCGATCCTAGGTAATAATAAAAGTAAACACAATTATATAATATTTTATCATGTCAGAACAAACAGAAAACACAGAGCAAGTAGAAACTACCCAGGAAGAGGTTGTTGATACAAACCCTATGTCAGTAGACGAAGAGGGGACGATTAAATTAGATATGTCTAAGCTAGCGGAGCCAGCACAAGACGCACCGGAACCTCCCCCCGTGGAAGTGCCTGCGACTGAGGAGCCTGCGGCAGAAGTACAAGAAAAGCAAGCTCCCGCTGAAGTTGTTGAATCAGCTATAGAGGAAATAACAGAAGAAGAGGTACAGGAACAGGCGGATGATTTGCAAGACAATATAGTCGAGGCTATAGAAGAGCAAAGAGAAACAGGAGTTGAGTTACCTGAAAACATTCAAAAGGTTGTAGACTTTATGAATGAAACCAGCGGAACTCTTGAAGATTATGTTAAGCTTAACAAGAATTATGAAGACTTAGATGAGTCTCAATTGTTAAAAGAATATTACGCTAACACAAAACCTCACTTAGACAAAGAGGATATAGACTTTATGATGGAGGATAACTTTCTTTATGATGAAGACTTAGACGATGAGAGGGATATACGAAGAAAAAAACTAGCCAGAAGAGAGGAATTAGCAAAAGCTAAAAACCATCTTACTGGATTAAAAGATAAATATTATCAGGAAATAAAAGGCGGCTCAAAGCTGGCTCCTGAACAAAAGAAAGCGGTAGACTTTTTCAATCGCTATACAAAAGAAAATGAAGCAGCAACTCAATTAGCTGAAAAACAATCACAAACGTTTTTAAAGAAAACGGAAAATGTTTTTAACAATGATTTCAAAGGTTTTGATTATCAAGTTGGAGACAAAAAATTTCGATTTAAAGTTAAAGACGCTCCTACTATTAAGGAGACCCAAAGCGACATTAATAATTTTGTCAAGAAGTTCTTGGATAAAGATAATCAAATGTCAGACGCAGCGGGTTACCACAAGGGATTGTTTACAGCTATGAACGCAGATTCTATTGCAAATCATTTTTATGAGCAAGGCAAAGCCGACGCCATGAAAGCAAGTATGACTAATTCGAAAAACGTACAAATGGGCGCGAGAGGCGTTCACGAAGATGTTAAAACATCGAATGGTTGGAGCGTAAGATCTGTAGATTCTGGGAGAAGTGATTCAAAATTGAAAATAAAAAGTTTTAAACACATTAAATAAGAAAAATTATGTCATTTGCAACATCACCCGCTACGTTAGCTAACTTAGCACACTTAACACCACGTCCAGTAAAAGGATTATTTGGGGATAACTATTTATCTTTAGCGGACATGGACTTTACACAACAATTTTTACCTGAGGTATACGAAAAAGAAATCGAGCGTTATGGAAACAGAACGATCACAGGATTCTTACGTATGGTCGGAGCAGAGATGCCTATGGCGTCGGATCAAGTAGTTTGGTCAGAACAAGGAAGATTACATATCGCTTATGATACTGTAACTTCTGGAGCAGCAGCAGCTAAAACAATTTCGTTGCCTTCTCCTGGAGCAGACGGTAAAGTTCCACTATTGGGACCTAACATGACTGTGGTAATCGCTAAAGGAAATGTAACCGCTAAGGCTTTTATTGTATCTTTAGGTACTTTAGCTGGAGGAATTCAGCCATACAACATTGAAGTATATGGCGATGCCAATGGACAATTACCAGCTGCATTAGCAGACGCAGACGCAGCAGCTCCTTTAAGCCTATTCGTATACGGATCTGAATATGGGAAAAACTCTGCAAACGCAGGTAATTCAATCGACGCATCTTTCACTACTTTCAACAACAAGCCAATTATACTAAGAGACAAGTACTCTGTGAATGGTTCTGATGTTGCTCAAATTGGATGGGTTGAAGTTACTACTGAGATCGGAACTGGAGGATACCTATGGTACCTAAAGTCTGAGCATGAGTCTCGTATTC